AACGCAATCATGCGGTTCATCGGAAAACTATTTAGAACAAGTAACTAAGGAGAACAATATGAAGAATCTATTAACAAGCGACGTAACAGTAAGAGCAATAAAAACTTTTGTGCAAGCATTTCGGGACGAGCCGCTACTACTGCTTCCGCTATGGTGTCTAAGTTACACATGTCTTGCATTGCCGGACATCAGCAGGGAAAGCAAGTCGCCTACGGTAAACGACCAGATGGTTCTACTATTACTTGCATTATTGCCGGTAGCTGCTATGAACATGATGAAGATTATCTAGGACCACAAGGAAATAACCATTTCCGCGGAATCCTGATGGCACATCGTGTTAACAATGGTTCCTTTGATGAATGTTTCATCTCTCTTGATTACTTGAAAGAACGTTATGACAACACCCCCTAAACATTATGGCTCAACCATGTTGATGGATTATTTAATATCCCATAATATTGGATTTGCTGAAGGAAATATTTGCAAATATGTTGTAAGGTGGAGGGAGAAAGATGGATTACGTGATCTTCAGAAGGCTCGTGATTATCTTAATGCTGTTATTGCTCACGAAGAACTTAAACAACAATCAACTTCCCTTACCGGATAATTGTAGACAAATATTTAAACAGAAAGTACATACAGTTATATGCAACTCAATGACTATCTCGAAGCAACAAACCAAGTTGCGATTTATCCAGAAGCAGGCACAGGATCTGATCTTGAACTCTACTACTTATCCCTCGGCCTTACGTCCGAAGCTGGCGAAGTCGCAGGTAAAGTCAAGAAGTTAATCCGCGATGGTACACTCAACATTGGAGATCTCGCCTATGAATTGGGTGACTGTTTCTGGTACCTTTCACGACTATGTGACGCAATTGGGTATGAACCTGAAGACATCTTACTTATCAACCATAACAAGTTACGCCGCCGGAAAGCAGAGAACACTTTACAAGGATCGGGAGATAATCGGTGAATGTCGAGCTTCTTAATATCACTCCTAACTCCTTGGAGTTTATTGGTAAGTGTGCTGGTATTTGTTATTCATCTAGCACTGACTCTCAAGCTTGCATCAAACGTGCAGTTAGCTGTAAGGATAAAGGACATTTGGCAACTTTGCGCTTTGCACACGCTACTTTCCATATCTCTGGTATTAGTCGGGTGTGTAGTCACCAATTCGTAAGGTCAAAGCACTTAGACTTTCTACAACGATCACAGCGATATTGTAAAGAAGATAAAGCTGGGTTTATTAATCCAATTAATCCTGCTGATGGTGAGTATGTTCAAGAAGTACATGACCACTATCAGAAATGTTTGGATCTATATAAGCATCTACTAAGCCGAGGAGTTAAGAAAGAAGACGCACGCTTTGTTCTACCAGAAGCAACCACAACTGAATTGATTGTTACAGGTAATTTCCAAGCATGGTTGGACTTCATCAAACTTCGTGCAGATAAACATGCCCAATGGGAAATCCGCGAGGTGGCTAGGACAATCAATAACATTCTTGCCCAAGAATTAGACAATCAATTATTTCATTGGATGCCGTAAATGAGTATGCTATTAACCACACTACTCTCAGCACTGATTCCTGTCAGTGTTGAGGGGATCAAACAAGTCATCACTACTAAGTTAGGAGGTGTAAAACCAACTACAGTAGCTGAACAACTACAACTTGATGAGCAAGAGATTAAGCGTTTAAACGCGATTGCTGCCCTCGATAATCCGGGAGGCACACCTAGCCAATGGGTCATTGATTTGCGTGCGTCAGCGCGTTATCTAGCGGCCTTTGTGGTCATTCTAGGCGGTGTTGGTATCTCCTTTGTTGAGGGTATTGCACCAGAGGTAAAATTAATTAGTCTAGAAGGAGCAAATATTGCGTTTGGTTTCCTATTCGGCCAAAGAATTGCGAGTAACTTTAAGAAATGAACTTTAATTTTACTATCCGAAGAACACAACAAGAGACTACAAATACAACCTATAAAGTTAATATAGGTCAAATGATTTGTGGATTACATAAATCAAACCAACGACCACAATCAGTAACATTAACTTCTTCTGAGTTAGAGTATCTACTTACAGATAATAAGTATGCTATGATGGTAGTTGCTGCTCTAGATCAGAGTCCTAATAATGACCTTTAATGATTTATGTGAACTATTAAAGAAGGAGGATGAGGTGACTCTACTGGAGTTACTTGATCTTTCTTCTAGTGAGTTAGTTGATACTCTTGAAAGTTTTATCGAAGATAAACAAGACAAACTGCGAAGCTACTATAATGAAACTTCCGAAGATGTGGGTTCATAAAAAAAGCCCAACAAATCCAGATAAAAAAGAACAACACACCAGTCGCAAATCTAAGGATGAACTTATTCATCGTTGGGAAAAAGATGACTGGGAAAAACAATATAAGGATTATTTAATTGCAAGTACAAAGTAGGAAAGAGTATTTACATGACTATTATGTAAAGAATAAAGCCAAGATCAGAATTAGAAATGATATTTGGTATACCAAAAATAAAGAGCAGTCTGTTCAGACCACCAAAGAACGTAGGCTACGTAACAAACTCAAAGCCATTGAATATTTAGGTGGGGTTTGTAAACATTGTCAGCAAGAATATCATCACTCTGTGTATGAGTTTCACCACGTTGTTCCAGAAGAAAAGGAATTTAAAATTTCCATTCTTCTACAACATAGTTTTGAATCTTTGAAACAAGAACTAGACAAATGTATTCTTTTATGTGGAAACTGCCACAATTATCATCATTATAAAGAGGCAAATCCAGATGAATGATTATCAACAATATATAGCAAAATCTCGTTATGCTCGATATATAGATGATCTTCAACGACGTGAAACTTGGGAAGAGACTGTAAAACGATATGTAGATTTCTTTTCTACTAAGTATTCTAATTTTCCTAGTATAGAACTTTATAACGGCATTGTGACCTTGAATGTAATGCCTTCTATGCGAGCATTAATGACAGCAGGGGTGGCATTAGATAGAGATAATGTTGCTGGATTTAATTGTTCATATGTTTCTATTGATGATCCACGAGCATTTGATGAAGTTCTTTATATTCTGATGTGTGGTACAGGGGTAGGTTTTACAGTGGAGCGTCAGGAAGTGGTGAAACTTCCAGCAGTACCTGAAGAACTTTTTGAAACTGAAACAACAATTTGTGTTAGGGACAGTAAGATTGGGTGGGCTACTTCATTTCGAGAATTAATTAGTCTTTTGTATAGTGGGCGAATTCCTAAACTAGATACTAGTAAGTTGCGACCTGCTGGAGCAAGACTAAAGACTTTTGGTGGTCGTAGTAGTGGACCCAAACCTCTTGAAGATTTATTTGATTTTACAATCTCCCTCTTCAAACGTGCTGTTGGACGTAAATTATCTTCACTAGAAGCTCATGATCTTGTTTGTAAAATTGCAGATGTCGTAGTAGTTGGGGGCGTCCGTCGAAGTGCATTAATTTCACTTAGTAATCTTAGTGATGAGCGAATTCGCAATGCTAAGAATGGACAATGGTGGGAAGATAATGTACAACGAGCCTTAGCCAATAACTCTGTAGCCTACACCGAGAAACCTGAAATTGAAATCTTTCTCAAAGAATGGCTCTCTTTAATTGAGAGCAAGTCTGGAGAGCGTGGTATTTTTAATCGGATTGCTGCTACAAAACAAGCTGCCCAGACTGGCCGTAGGGATCTGAATTATGCCTTTGGTACAAACCCGTGTGGGGAGATTATCCTACGTCCACAAGAGTTTTGTAATCTCAGTGAAGTGGTAATTCGATCTACTGATTCATTAGAAGATCTGAAGGAGAAAGTTAGGCTTGCAACTATTATTGGAACTTTCCAGTCTACTCTAACTTCATATAGATATTTACGTCCTCAGTGGCGTAAAAATGTAGAAGATGAACGATTGCTTGGAGTTAGTTTAACTGGGATTATGGATCACCCAGTTCTAAACAAAGTATCTCAAGAGGCCCAAGAGTGGTTACAAGAACTAAAGATTGTTGCTATCCACACAAACAAAGTATGGGCATTTCAATTAGGTATTAATCCAAGTGCTTCTATTACCTGTGTAAAACCTTCTGGAACTGTTTCACAATTGGTGGATAGTGCTAGTGGTATTCATGCACGATTTGCTCCATATTATATTCGCACTGTTCGTGCAGATAAACTAGACCCAATCAGTAAATTTCTAGTTGAGTCTGGAGTGCCTTGTGAAGATGATATTACTAAGCCAGATAAAACTAATGTCTTTAGCTTCCCGATGAAAGCGCCAGAAACTGCTATCTATACTAATGATAGATCTGCCATTGAGCAGCTAGAACATTATTTAATGGTACGAACCTTTTGGTGCGAGCATAATCCCTCTATTACAGTATATGTTAAACAAGAGGATTGGTTAGAAGTTGGAGCATGGGTTTATAAACACTTTGATTCATTGTGTGGAGTCAGTTTTCTACCTCATTCTGATCATGTCTACAAGCAAGCTCCTTACCAAGAGATTACTTCTGATATGTATGAGCAGTGGAAGAAAGACTTTCCTGTTCTCGATTGGAGTCAATTACAATTAGAAGAAACTGATAATACTAGTGGCACAAAAGAATTAGCTTGTGTTGCTGGAATTTGCGAAATTTGATCCTAAATAATAAGAAAGATAAAATGGATAACCAATTTAAAGATCTATTACTAGAAACAATTAATGAACTTAAAGATCATCCAGATGCACAGGATGGTGTAGGTTTTGTAACTACCTTTGATGAAGAACCTGACTGGAAAGTAATCCTGTCATTTGTTCCCATCAAGAAACCTAATGAAAATGTGACCCACTAAAAAGCAAAAACAAAAGCCCCAATCCTTTCGGAGAGGGGCTTTATTATTTTTACATCTTGATTTTTTGGTTACGTTGATTCATCAACCTGCGCAGGGTCATGTCATTATGATCCCACATGTTATTTGGTGCATCGTGAAGTTGCTGGTCTATTCCAGATCCGATGTTATTAAACATATCAGACAATGAATAACTATCCGTCCATACTTTTCCTTGATTAGGATCGTATTGACGATCAACACTACGATTTTGTAAAAAGTATTGTTGTAAGTTTCTTAGAAGTTCTTCTTCATTCATTTCTTTTGTCTCTTAAATAAACCTTCTAAATACGATTGATCTGACATACTAGGTTGAGTGTGTGTATAATACCAAAGTTTTTCTTTTGGAGACTGTAGAATAGCTTTACCTAAAGGACTCTGTTCTAGTTTCATACCTGCAGGTAACATAGATTCATAAGAAACTAATTGTGCTTTAACTTCATCCCACTCTGGTTGCCCAGACAAAATCCTATTTGATCTATAACCAAAATTATCTTTTTTATAAGCCAATAGTTTATCACGTATACTTTTAAATGTAGCTTCATTGTCTTGAATTTTAGCCTTATTATCTTCAACAGAAAGTCTAGAATTATCATAATAATCTCCAAAAGGATCAAAAGCATCTCTAGCATGTCTAGCTTCATGAACTAATGTCGCTGATTTATCAAACATAGATCTAGGATTCAATTGAATACCCTTTAAAATAGAAAACCAACCCCCAACATTATAACCAAGATCTTTATCCAACTGCACATCTTGTTTTCTAAGAGTGTTGGGTAAATAATTTCCTGGTTGTGATGTTAAGTTTGTTCCATATTTTTCTGGAAAATAAAATAGATCGTGCAGTCCTAATTTATAATCTGGATGATAGCTATGTTCATTTCGTAATTGAGATACAGCATCTTCCGCATATGATTCTGGAGCAAGCGAACTTACAACATCCTTAAGTTCATTATAGAAATTCCAAGGCATTCTTTACTCCAAAAATAATTGTTTCTCAGCGGCGCGCCTTGCAATGAGGCCATTAAGTTTCTTACCTGCCGCGAATACCCATTTATCAAATTCATTAGCCGCACCTGTATAGTCCTTAGCATTTAGTTTCTTTAGCAGTGTCGACTGGATTAATTTCCTAACACCCAAGTTAAAGACAAAACTGGCTAAGGCATCTAATTGATTATCTGTCAGTGGCACTTTAACCACAGCCTTTACATCTGAGGTGGCATGGAAGAAATCATCCTCCAGCCACTCATCTGCTTGTTGCTGAGTACAAGTATCACCAAGTTTGACGTTGTGAGTATGCCCATATCCGATGGTAGGAATACCAGCAGGACATAAATAGGCTGTTAATTTACACCCTTCAAACTTCCTGACAATACTTTTCCCATCCATTATTTACGTTTCTCCATAAGTTCACTATATTTCAGCATACGATTGACTTCAGGCAATTGCTCATAGTCCACTTTGTTCATTTGTAATAGTCGAACAAGTTCATGCTTAGTCATTCCAGATTTAATAGCAAGGTTTTTAAATACTTTGTCGAGAATCTCAGGATTACCTTTATATCCAACAACAAAATCCATGATCATATTGTCAAAAGCTTTCTGATTAAATGCATTCTTTTTACCATATGCATAAATATCCATAGCCTTAGACTCTAGTTTTTTTTCTAGATCTTTTTTACCAGTTGTAAATCGCTCACCCTCTTTACGCATTTCATTGCGTAGTGAAGATTGCTTAGACTTTTCAAATGGTGAGATGTTACCTACAGAATAATCACCTTCTTGGTATGTGTATACAGGTTGATTAGTATACTTAGAGATAGCAGTCTTTTTCCCAAGAACATTTTGAGTTAGAAGTTCACGATCAATGCGTGGTTGTAAAGATGAAGGAACAAATGCAGACAATTGTCGCGCCTTTTCACCAACATTTTCAGTTTCCCAATCGGTACTAGCTCTACGGAATACTGCACGTCCTTGCTCGGCGGCACCTGCATATACAGGGAACATATTTGCAAGTGATCCATCACCAATAGATTGCTGGCTGAATGCATTAAACAAACCTAGACCTGTAGTAGTAGATAATACTCCCCAATTAGCCCATTCAGGAGCTTTCTCAGATACCCAACGACGGAATGAGAATTCCTTGTCTTTAGGATCGTTGCTAACTGATGAAATACCATCTAGGACAGTTGATAAAACATCCATACCAATCATACCCTGTAGACCTGCTAACATTAGATTAACTGTTAACATTGCAGCAAGTGGTTTGGTATTACCCGATTTCATCATCTCTTTAATATACACAACATATCTACCAATCTGAGTTGCTTTATATGTTTGTAATCTACCAGCAGCTTCTCCTAGAATTCCTGTATTAGTCATAACAGATGGTTTAGCTTCTACAGAATAATCTACCATATGTCCTTCAGTCCATTGTTTAGCTTGAAGGATGGCCTTTTCTTTCGGAAGCCCTGCATCAATTAACCATCTAGAAAAAGTAGAGAATGTAGCAAATCGCGCGGCTTGTTCTGAACTTCTACTAAGCAAACCAGAACCAAATTTCCAAGCACCTTGTGTAAGTTTACGATCAAGGAATGGCGTTGATTCTAGAACAGTTGGATCAATAAGGCCAGATTTTACAGCCTCTTGATACAATTCATTAGAAGTTACTCCAAAGATTTTTGACTCAGTTTCTAGTACTTTCTTGGATTGCATTGAATTGAACAATCCACTTATTTCATTCTTGTTATGAATACCTAGAACTTGTAAATAGTCTCCTAATC